GCTGCGGCACCGGCTGGCGGCGGAAGGCAGCGTGCTGGCTCATGGCTGCGGTCCCCATCCTGGACCCCAGGGAATCGCCACACGCGCATAATGCGAGATGGGCGAGCGATCGATCAGGATCGGCGCGGGCTTGTCAGAACCCTCCACCCTGGTCAGTGCATCGTAATAGGTCGACATATCCTCGGCGTATTGACTACCTTTCTGACTTTTCCATTTCCAAATCATGCCTAGTTTCAGCACCCGCTCGGGCAGGCGAAACGTGTCGGTATCCGCCATGAACCTGTCGCCATAACCGCCGCTGGTCAGCGCGATCGGGTTCTTGTCGAGGTAGATGAACGTCGCCGTGGTGCCGACGCCCATCACCGGCGCGATCAGCATCTGTCCGCCCTGGATCATCCATTCGCCCCAGGCATCGGAATAGCCCTGCGCGCGATGCTGCATCCATTGGTCGGGATCGTTGATGAACCTCATCGGCTGCTGCGTTGAGGTCGAGCGCCACACCTGTCCGCTCTTGAGCATGCGCCGGTAGTCGGCGGGAAGGTTGAAGCCCGACGCCACACCGTCACCCGTATAGGTCTGCGTCTTGTAGAGCCGCGTCCAATCGCGCTCGTCGCCAGCAATGCTCTCTGCCATTTCGTTGGCGCAGGCGACCATCTCGAACATGGTACGGTTGGCGCCGATGTTGCTGAATACGGAGGTCGGCGAGATCACGCCGACCACCGCGCAAACGTCCTGCACCACCGTCAGCAGGGACATCAGGCCACCCTGGCTGGTCGCACTTCCATTGCCATGCGGATCAGCATTTTGGTCGGCACGTTGCCCTGCGGCGCGTGGCCCGTGGCGTTCTGGATGTATTTGCGGAGCTGATCGTCGGTCATCGCCTCGAACTCGTTCTCGGCCGCCGTGGTGCGGACTTTCAGTGCTTCGAGGTCATCCTGGAGAACCTGATTTTTCGCGCGCTCCGCCTCCAGCGCAGCCTGCAGCTGCAGGTTCGGCGCATTGGCCTTGCTCTCGGCGATCCATTCCATCGCGCGGTTTTTCAGGTCGCGGCCACCCGGTCCCAGGTTCTTGAGTTCCTGGCCGTCGATCGCGGCGAGCTGCTCGATGATGTAGACGTTGAGTGCGCGCAGTTCGGAGCAACGTGCGGGCGTGAGGAACGGCACCTGTTCGAGTGGCGTGCCGGTCTTGGTCTGCTGTGCGCGTTCCTTGAACTGCCGGTATTGGTGCGCGAACCGCTCGGCGTAGGTCACCTCGCGTTGGTCACCACCGTACTGATCGCTCGTCCAGTGCGAGCGCACATGCGCGGGCTGGATGGTGGTATTGCGCGAGCCGGGAGCGCGGATTTCAACCACCTCCATATCATCGCAGATCGGGCGTCCTGCTTCGGCAGTCTTGCCTTCGTTGAGTATGGCGTGAAGCTTGAACGTCGCGACCAGCGTATCGTCGGGATTATTCCGGTTATTGCCGTACTGCATTATATTCTCCGTTAATGGTCTGGGGCCGCCGCTCACCGGCTGGGTCCAAGTGAGTGAGCGACGGTCCCAGGTTCCTTGAGGCGGACAGGGATGGGGGTTTACCCAACCTCAAGGGATCAGGAAGCAGGCACGCTGTCGTAGAGTCTCCAATTGAACAGCGGATTGGTCATGGTCAGCTCGCCCATCCATCCGATGAACTGGGCGACCGCATCCTTGTCAATGGGCATCTGGCCATCGCCATCGAACAGCTTGTCGAAGTTTCGGTTCGGGTGATAACGCAGCCGCAAGGTGTCGGTGTTAATCCCGAATGTGGTGTTCGCTGGCATGTTCGAGCCGATGCCGCCATCGAGCACGATCTCGGCCCGCTTGCCGCCGCCGATATATTCGAGCGCCGAAAAGCCGAGTTTGCCGAGAGACGTTTCGTTGGTCTGCCGCTGAATTGCGATCGTGGCCGCGTCGTAGGCTGCGTAGTGCTCGGGCGACATGATCAGCAGGTCGGCGTAATCCCGACCGCGGCTCTGCTTGGTCATAACCGAGTTGAGCAAGGGCCGGATCGTCGTGCTGTTCGCCTGGGTATTACCAGCACCAAGGAGGGTCACACCGTAGGTGTGAATGTCGTAGGTTTTGGTCTGCCAGAGCGTTGCGGTATTGCGGTCGATACCACCGTAAATGCCGCTGGTCGTCACGATCGGGATTGCGGTTGCCAGTCCGGTGAGCTGCTTGCCGCCGTTGGCCGTGCCGTCGGAATAAAGCGCAAGGTCCATGGTGTCTTCCAGGGCCTTCTCCGCAGCCTCCAGGTATGCGTCAAACACGTCGATGAGCTGCGATGACCCCTCGTTGTTAAGCAGCTCCTGCGAACTCAAAATAATCGGCACGACAACCATCTTGGGTTCGAAGAAGGCGTCGTTAAAAAGGTCAATTGCAGGATTAAGCAATTGATCATAGCCGCTGTACCACTGCGCGACTTGCTTGCCGATCTGGAGGGTTTGACGGATACGGGGGCCTGAATAGGTCTGCCACAGGCCTTTCCTTCTCAGGACCGCGAGCAGCGCGTTGTTGTTGCTCACGAGGTCTTCATAGCCGCTCGATCGGTCTTCCAGAGCCATCGAGAGGATTTGCTGGTAGTTCACATTAGTGGTGACGTTCGGCACCGTTGCTCTCCACGAATAAGGGTTTCAGATCACCAGCCATTGACGCGACGCATTGCGTTCGCGATGGCCTCGCGGCGACCGATCGGTTTATCTCCGCGCCGTCGCGGTCCATCGCTGGAACCACCATCCGGTGCGCCAGATATCGATCTGTCGTTACGGTTCTGCGCCGTGTGGGTGCGGGTCTGAGCCGCGTGGGTGCCGTTCGTGCGGGTCTGAGCCGCCTGGGTGCTCGGCCGAAGCAGTTCGGCGCGGCGATAGGCTGTATCGAGATCGTAACCTAGCTTGACTTCGTTCTCGATAATGTCAGCCAGCTCATCAAGCCTGGGATGGGACGCAGCATACTGATCGACGCCAGCCCGGGTCTGATGAAACCGGGCGACATAATGCATCCGCTTGTGCTCGTTTTCAAGTGCAGCAATCCGCTGCTGCGCCTGCTGCAACTGATGACTCTGCGCCATCGCCCGGTTCTTGGATTGCAGGAGCTGCCGCTGCTCGGGCGTCTGGTTGACGATGTGCCAAGCGACATCCTCCAGGCCCAGGCGCCGCCCCTCGGGCGTCTGGAGATTGAGGTTGTTGATGATCAGGTCGAGGCCGCCGACCACGTCGTTGCGCAGCTTGTGTTCCATGCCGACGTAGTTTTCCAGCGCACGCTGCAGCGTGGTGCCGTGCTGGCGCGCCATATCGTGGTACGGCCGGATGGTTTTCATCACCTCGTGGTCGTTACGCATATGCTGGTATGCGCCGAGAAACTCCTTCTGCATGCGGTGAACCTCACCGCGAACACTCTCGGGTGCAGCGTGCCATTCGCGCTTGGCGTGATCCGCCATGCGTGTCGGTGGCGCGCGGTACGGCGCATTGGCGGGCAATTGCGGGCCGCGCTGCTGCGGTTGCTGCTGCTGACCGCGTTGCTCACCACGATCGCGCGCGGCGAAATGCCCATGCTCGGCACGGGGGCGCTCGTCCTTGGGCTGATCCTCGGGACGCTTCTTCAGGTCGAGCGGCGCAGGCCTTTCCTTTTTCTCTGTGCGCTCACGTTCCATCGGCTCGGGCGGCTGATTGTGCCCCATGCGCGCCTTGGCAGGCCCAGGCTTCGACTTTTCATCGGCACGCTGGAACGCCTTCTGGATGGCCTCGCGACGGCTTTCGGGCCTGTGCTCGCTGCCTTTAAAATCGGGTCCGACCGGCTTATCTGGTGCCTGCGGGCCGACTGGGGTCGGGATGTTTACCGGGTTCTCATTAATCGGCACCTCGCTTGCGGGAGCCGGTGCAACGCCTGCGTCTGACATAACAAGCCTCCGTTCGCGCAAACGTGCGCGTTAAAACCGGACCAAGCCTGTGTGTCAGCGCAGCGAACCCCCGCTCGCCGCCGCGATCAGCGCGATTGTACGCGCCGGATCGCCTTCCCGATCGACTGACGGCGCGCTTTGCGTTTGTCAGCCTCGTAGAAATCCCGGCCGACTGATTGTGGAATATCCACCTTGTCGGCAAACTCCTTGTTGTGCGCCACCGCGCGCATCAGCTTCGCCTGCTTCTTGCTCACGCTAGGCACGCTGCCCTCCTGGCCGATGCCCGGCCTTGTATTTCTCCACCGCGGTGCGGATCGCCTTGTGGCGCGCTTCCTTCACCTCGCGCCGGGTGGTCGACCGCACGGTCTGCGGAGCTTTCTCAGTCCCGATCTCTGTCAGCCCCAGGGCGCGCCCGACGGCGCGGAACGCCGCCTTGCTCTCGTAGAATTTGCCATCGACCTGCTCGGTCGGCGGCATCGTATCCGAGATCACGTTCGGCAGTGGCAGCGCGGAGCGCGCGACCGGAATCTCGCGCCGATCGACGCGCCATCGCCCGGGCTCATACTCGATCAGGCGGATGTCGGTCATGCGGGCCACCCCGATGTGAAGTTGGCTGGCACTAAGCCGACGAAGGCCGATGCGCCGAAGTTGGCGGTATCAACGTTTCCTGTCAGACCACTGGTGCCACCAAAAGTACAGAATGGCACCATTGTGCCAGAGGGGATCGTGACCCCTCCAATATTAGTGGCTGGATTGAAACTCGCGTTATTATTCCAATTCTGGCCCGGCTTGCAAAACCAAATCTTACGATTATCAAGATCAACGGCAATACAAGCAATTTGACCAGACGAGAACGCACCGGCGGCTCCTAAAACCGAGGTGTT